ACCGAACTCTTTCAATTACTGGATAGTATTTAACCCGTCCAACTTTTTGGGGGCACTTCAAAGTTGGTGATAGGGGCTTTTTCTTTTAACTGTTTGTTCTCTGTTTCTGGAACAATAAAGTCTGTCATATTTTCTATATCAGCTCTACGAACAAGGGTTTTTCTTTCAAATCGGATTACCTTGATTACTCCATTGCGGATATAGCGATATATAGAAGTACGCCCAATGTTTAATAACTCTGCTACTTCTGACGGAGTAAGATACTCCTTGTTCAAATTAGGAGGTGTCTTTATGCTTTTCCCTAATTCGTGTTGCAGACTTTCAATGCGCTGTTTCCTAACCCTGTCTTTATAGGCAAGATTGGCGCATCGGTGTGAACAATACTCTGTGGTGGTCTTATGGGCTGTGAAAACAGCATTACACCACTTACATCTTTTCTGAATGTCGATTTTACTACTCATTATTTATCCGTTTATTTCGCCAAATCTGTTTCATCGCGTACCACCACGTACCATGACGTACCAGTGTGTCCACGACCTTTCCGACCTAAAATCGGAGAGTAACAAGCGAGCAACAAATGCGGTACAAAAATGAGCTGAAAAAGCCCTATAAACGATAACCATCGCTTATAAGGCTAAAAAGAAAGGCGCTCAAAATGAACGCCTTAATAATCATTGATGATATATGCTAATCGTTGGTAATCACCACTTATTTACCGATGCAAAATGTTATTAATTTAGTATAATGTATTGATTTGCAAATAGATAAACGTTTGTTGTGCAGATAAAAGCAACAGAATAGCAACAAAAATGTTTAGAAACTCTTTTTTGTGGCTTATTCAGCAACAAAGATATACATATTTGGGATATTTAGAAACTTTGTTTCAAATGTTATCTGTAGTTACTTCTCCTACTATATATCAAAGACGCAAGAGGAGCGAAAGATAAAATAAGGCAGGGATTCCACGGTTTGCGGAAACCCTGCCTTATTATCTGAAAGTTATTTTCATCGAATTTTTTGTATGTGCCGCCCAAATGTTTTATTGGTGTAAATTATCATTGCCGGAATCATCGGGGCACATAGAACGCCATTAGGCTTTGCCTTTTTATTGTCTTGAATAGTCTATCCAATTATCTTCTGTAAGCCCGTAATCTTTGAACTTGATTATATCATGGCTTTCAATTTTATAGCTAAGTGTTTCTTTTTTCTCGTTCAACTCTTTGTTATCACTGTTGTAACCATACAGAACTATGGCTGTTCTTAACGGTTCAATACAAAAGAAATAATCGTCCATGACTTCCCCGCCTACAGCTTTGTTCTGAACTCTGTGAACCGTCCCATGTACTTCAACTGTACCGTCCTTAAATGTTGTCTTTTCAATGGGAGCAGCGAAAGGGGAGAATGTCAGCTTGTCTGTGCGAAACCATTGTCCCAAGAAATATTCTTCTCCCGAGAATGTCCCTTGAATTGATGTCAGTACATTTTCAACGTCAGAAGAAAACTTCTTTACTTCGGGTTCATCATCATTTGAACAGCCGATAAATAAAATAACACTTAACAAACAGAATAGATAAAATAGTTTCTTCATGGTTATAAATATTTGTTTGCCGCCTCAATCAGAGTATCGGCATAGTTATAAATGTCATTGATTGAATTTAACTTGTACATCTTTTCACTTTTGTTTTCGTCAATGACCGCAAGCCTTTTTCTTGTAGGAGGGTCAAAATAAAAGCGACAGACAGTCTTTCGCACATTATTGTCTATGGAAACACCGAAATAAGAACGTGTGTCTTTATAAGTTATCCGTTCAGCCGGGAAAATGTTTCTTAGAAGTGATTTCACGATATAGAATGCTTCCAGTTCTTCTTCTGTGGTAACAATCCCGTTATCGGGCTGTTCTTCTTCTGTCGGTTGTTGAACTGCTGGCGTGCCCTCTGTGGGCTGTTCTTCATCCTTTATGGCGGCTTTCAGCCTGTCTGATATTATATCGCTAACATAGTTGTTGATTGTGCGCTTTACAAGGGTTGTGAACTGTTCAAGCACTTTTGGGGTAAATACACCATCGTACACTTGCTTCCCGAAGAAACGCACAAAATCAGGGGACGGATTCGTGAACTCTTTCCCGATGACGGTTCGCAGTTCCCCCATGTATTTAAGTTCGCTTGCTGAACTCAGAATCATATCAACATCAAAATACGATTTATGGAATTTCTTCAATTCTTCGATTTGCGTGTCTTTCAGGTCAAGCATATTGATTTCCAAGAACGGCTTTTCATCCATAATGTTTGGTTCTGAAAGGTCAGTGTAAAATCTGTATGTTATGCCGTTGGTCAATACGCCGAATTTTGCCTTTGAGACATTGAAGTAACGTAACAGTTGATTGTCATGCAGGTTCAGGTCTTGTTCCCAATGCTTGCACTCAATAAGTATAATCGGCTCGCCGTCTTTCATTATGGCGTAGTCAATTTTTTCGCCTTTCTTTGTGCCGATGTCACAACACATTTCGGGCAACACCTCCAAAGGGTTGAAAACGTCATACCCCAATGCGTTTATAAAAGGCATAATCAAAGCCGTCTTTGTCGCTTCTTCTGTTGGAAGATTGGCTTTGAGGGTTTCGATACGTTCTGAAATTTGTTTGATTGAATCTTTGAAATCCATATATCTGTTATTTAACGGTTCTCTTTATAGTGATTGCCGTTGTTCACAGACACACACAAAAACGTGGGCATTCCTTGTCGGTAAGAGGCATCGCCAAACGCCCAGTAACTCTACAAAGGAAATGCCCACGTATATGACGAGGGCATTCACCATTGCTTTTGAGTTACTTAGAAATTTTGGCGATTTTCTTACCTCAAAACAATAGCAAACGCTATATTTTCAAATATGTCGGTTCAAAGATAATCATAATTGTCAAAATTCCGATGTAATTTCCGATTTTATTTCTTTATCAGATAATCAGATAAGCCATTTTACAAAGGATATAATCTTTTTCCTGTAAACTATCATAAGAATGAAGATACACCCCCAAAAACCGAGAATTTGTGTCTTTTGCCACCAAGTAAGGTCACGAGGGACTTTCTCTATTTTGGTCTCTGTTACTGTCTTTGTCTTATAAATAATGCTGTCTTTGCGTTCAACTGGCTTTTCAAACTCTACGGGCTTTTTCTGTGGCTTTGTCTTCAAGTTATGAAATAGAGAGCCGTCAGGGTTTATCCGAGCGTCAGACGTTGCGTAATCGTTTTCAAGGTGTGATGTGCTGTCGGCTGTTTCACGTTCTGACGCTTGTGCTGGTATCTCAACGAAGACAGTATCAGGAACGTATTCAATTCGGGTTACGACCCTAACGTCCACGCTGTCCCGTTGATGAACATTTTCTGAAAGGCGGCGGCTTGAAGCACAGCCGCCTATAATGAATGTTAATAGCAGAAGTAGGGGAAGATGTTTCATTTTTCAGATTGTCTTTAAGTAGTTGATAATACCTTTGACATGAAGACTGACAATCGTTTCTTTTCCCACTTCTGACAGAAGAAACGCCACGTCTTCTTTATTGTCTTGAAATAGGTTCTCAGTCAGAACGGCGGGGCATTTCGTGTGTTTCAAAATATACAAGTGCCCCTCTTTGTCGGGGTCTCCGTCTGTTGTGTCCTTTCTAATCTTGAAGTCTGTTTCCTCTGCTGACTTATACAGACAGTCTGCCAATTTATCGGCGGCTGTCTGACCGACAGAAGTCCACGCTTCCCATCCTCTTGCGTTCATCCATTGAGAACCGTTTCCCGCTGCGTTGCAATGAACAGAAACAAGAATGACGTTCTTTGTCCCTAATCTGTTACAAATGGCATTCACACGTTGACACCGTTCCCGGAGGCTGATGTCGTTTTCTTCCGTGACGATACGTTCAGCGTCAAAGCCTTGTTTTCTCAACTCTGATACAATTCTTCCGGCGATTTCTCTTGCGTATTTGTACTCTCTCAAAGAGCCGTCAGGGGAACGCTTACCTGCCGTATCAACCCCATGACCGTTGTCGATTAAAATCTTCATAACTTAAATTTTAAATGTTATCTGTATTCAGGCAATATGTATTGAATATTTACAGCCGCTTCATGCATGATTTTACGGGCTTCATCTTCTGAAACATTTATAGGGTGCGTAAACTCACAGAATATGCTCCCGACCCAATCGTAACGGTTATCATTGAGGCGTTTTATTATCACCGCTTGACAGCCGTAACTTGACAGAATGGATTTAGCATACTTGTCACTTATTTCATTATCTATGTCAGTCACGTACATGAACAAGTTTTTTACGAGTTCACTACTGAATTTTGCGACCTCTGATATATGCAAGTTCTGAACGTGTGGTTTCATAGGCTCAATTCCCTTTCTTTTGACCTCATAATAAATAGATAACAAACTTTCATTCCCGAGTGGGTGTGGTTGCATTATATACACCCTGTCCGCATCAAGTTCGTGAAGAACGCCCCAAAGTTCCCCGTAAACGATAGATGAATTGTCGGCACGGCGAATGCTTTTGATTTCTTCATCTTTTTTAAACTTCTCAATCTTCAAGTCAGTAAATTTGTTCTTCGCATATTGGTTATATGCGAACCAAGCTGCAATGATTGTCCCTATTGCACTGATGATAGCGGGTAAATATTCCATAAGCCTTTGATTTTTATTTGCAAAGATATACAAAGTGACTACATTATAATCACTTTTAAAGATATTTCATTATAACCTCTTTTAATTCTGTCTGTTGATAATCCTTGCTGTATAGGTTAATGGATAACCGCCTTTACTACCGCTTTTGCTTGAATCATATATAAGCAATACCGTAAGGCTGTCACCCGCTCCCATTGCCACGCTATCCCAGTGGTCATTATCCCAATGCACAAGATTTGGGTAATCAGAAGTATTCCACGGATAGGTTCCATCGCTACTCTGTTTGCCGTTTCTCCCGTATATGTTAAAGTCCTTTGAATCAAGGTCTGCAATAACGGTAAATTCCACACAGAACTTTGTGCTTGTTCCTATACCAAGAGCACTTCTCACCTCTGAAAGTTTAGGCAACGTGATTCCAGAACCGCCAACGCTGCTATAAATGACCCAACGATTATTGTCTTTAAGATTTGAATAACCATTGTAAATTGTGTTTGCTGCAGAAAGCGTAAACTTACTGTACTTGTATCCGTCTATCCATCCGTTCAGAGTTCCGTTTCCTTCCCCTAAGAACGCATGATTATATGCTCCGTTTTTAGCAGAAAGAAACATTGCTATATTCCGACCCAATCCCCACCAATCGGACGTGTCTTCATTCTCAAACCTTGCAACGGCTCTTAACCCTGATGACGTGGGTAATACATTCCCACCGATACCCGCAAAACATTTATGCGCATCATTACGGAATATGACATACGCATCATTATTAAACGGCGTGTTAGTAAGCCCGTTCCCGCTGACACTGAACCCAGCTATTTTTGAATTCCCGGTCACAGTCAAGTTTTCTGCAATAAGTTCGGTCACTTTAACCAATTTGGCAAGCAAAGCCGCTGTAACTATAAGTTCTGCGTTAATCAATGTTGTGTTGATTTTGCCTCCTACAATAATGGTTTCATTCGCGGCGGCTTTCTCTGCCAAATCAGCGAAATTCGCGTAACCCAAATCTTGTGCAATGGCGTTCTTTGCGCTCTCAACGGCGGCGTTGGCGGTGTTGAGAACTGAATCAGAATATCCTTTCAGCGTATCTTGAATAGCTTTATTGGCAGCTTCTACGGCTGTGTTGAAATCCGCATACGCACTGTTGAATGTTGAATATTTGCTGTCAACATTGTTTTTTTCAGTTGTGGTGGTCTTGCCGTCCGCAATGGCTGAATTGATTGCGCTTATCAGGTTATCAATACTTCCCATGAGCGTGACCTTGGCATTCAGAAGCCCGGTCTTCGCCGTTCCTGAGAGATAGGCGTTTGTGTACAGCTTGTTATATGCTGCTTCCACAGCGGCTTTCGTGTTGTTGACCGTGTTGATGTATTTTTCAATCGCCTTTGCCTCCGCTTCTGAAATGATACCGTCTGAGAACGCACCGTCCACATATTCATTCAGGTCTCCGATAGCGGTATTGGCGTTCTTTGCGCTCTCAACGGCGGCGTTGGCGGTGTTCTGCGCCTGATTTATCAAACCGTTCACTGCTCCCCATTCATCAAGTTCATATAAGCCCGATGAGCCGGAAGTGAATTTTATTTTCCCGGATATGATACCTTTCAATAAATCAAAATAGGTGTTTCCGTCTGTGGAAACAATTTTGTCAGTAGTTATGCGCCCCGGTAAGATTTCAGTAAAACCGTATAGAGTGACAAAACTTCGCTCTTCATTATATTCTGAGTTCAGAACACCGACAAGAAGATGATAGAAGCCTGAAACGCCCTCTAATTTGATAGCATTTTCAGACAGGATAAAAACGCCATTTTGTTCCGTCTTTGAGACTTTGGCATACAGGTAATATTTCTTTTTACCGTCATCAAGCACTGCGCTTGTGTAAGCGGTTATGTCCCAAAATTTGTATTCCGAGACCTTGTGCGATGAACTGACCGTATTTATTCCAAGGGTCATGTGCTGGATGATACCCGCCGCCGCTGTCAGTTGTTTCGTCTCGTTATCATAGACGATTCTGTGCGTAACCGGGACGGGATTTGTCTTTGAGTTCACAAAACGGAATTGAAGACTTTCATCGCCCACAAGCATTGACATCGTTTGAACGGCTATCGGGTTGATTGAGTTCGTGAAATTATCGAGCAAGGCTTCTTCCAACATGCTGATTGTTTCCTTTGCATCCCTGAACCGTCTTTTAGTGAATTGAATAGCGTCATGGTGGAGGTCATCAACGATGACTTCCTCACTTATCAGGTCTTTCAGTGTTGATGACACGCTTCCGCTTACCGTTGTGTTTGAAAGTTCAATCACAGGGCTGTGCGGTTTGTTGATGTAATCTTTAATACCTGTTATCCGCACGAGGACACCGTCTTTCTGAAATTGTTCGTCAGAGAAACGAATATACCCACCGAGTTTGATGCGCCCACCGATGTTTACCCAGTCTTTTTTCGACCATATCCCGTCAAGTTCTCCCGTGAATGTGAATTCGAGGTCTTCATTATCAAACAGGTGTTTTATAGCTGCCCGGAACATATCCCATGATGCGCCTGTTTTCGTGGCGTTATCGCAAATGTAAGCCGTTGGGAGCATACATTTGAATACAGCATATTTATCGCCCGCTTTGGGGGCAAATGTGGTGTTTGGCATGGTTTGCCCGTCTATATCTGCGGGAACAATCTCAAAGCGGCGTGCAGCTTTACCTTTGACCGAATCATGGTAATATTTGACCTCAAATTCACGCCCGGCGAGCATACCCGACTGAAAAATAACGGTCATAGTTTCTCCCTCTATCAAATAGTCTTCATAATTCAGGGAAGACGGGATTGACGTGTCAACAAAGTCATAAAAGTTGTTTTCTTCATCAACAACTACAACCGTACTGACCGTACCGACACGTTTTGGGTAAATCTCGGAACAGTCAAGACTGTCTTCGGCAAGCGATGACAGTTCTTTATCGTAACGGCGTATTGAAAACCCCGCTTCATCAACGATATATCGGCGGGCGTTGCTGGCAGTAAAACCGTCTTCATCTTCAAAGTGCTCGCCGTCATAAGCGAGTGTTTGGTTCTTTGGAAGAAGAAGTTCAGATGAACCATACTTTGACGGGTCTATATTATCCGTACCGCCTTGAACAAACAAAATTTCTGTTGGTGGATTGTCACCCGTGTTTGAACGTCCGACACCCGGTTTGAACCCGTTGCCACGTCCATAAGACAGCGGGAGAGGGTTACTTTTGTTGTATTCAATCTTACGTAACGACACACATTTCCCCACAAATTCATATTCAGTCTTGAACGTTGAAGCCATGCGGGTAAGAGCGTCAATACAGAAATTATGGTCATAGGCAATTAAGGTTTCAACACCGTCAATACATTCGCCAACCGTCCAGCCTTTGTCACGGCGGTTCATGTTATCAACAAACATTTGAAGATGTTCATGCGGCTTTGCTGTCAACGTGAATTTCAATCGCCCGTCAACCGGGTTTCTGAATTTCCAAAATTTTGCGTTTGCTTCGGGCGGTTCAAAAAGCACCGTGTATTCAAACAGTCTTTTATGTTTCATCTTGAAATTCTCCGGGCGTTTGAGCGTGAACGTTTCGCCCTGAAACTCACAGTATGAACCTACCGGAATTTCAACGTGTTCAGGGAGCGAATAATACAACGTCAAACTATGGTCGCCCATAATAGCCCTGTTTCGGTAGCTGTTATCGTCCACCTCAATTTCAAGAATCTTATTCCCTGTATTGTTGTAAATAATCATATTTCTAAGCATTAAGTTATTTTTCCCGAATTTCCCCGTGGTTGAATTTTCTTTTTTAAATGATATGGTTATATTGTAATCACTTTTAAAGCGTTCTACGGGGCTAAAAAAGCCTTTCAAGGAATAAATATTCTTCCCGTCACATAATCCAAGCATGAACCGTGACGGGAAGCGGTTTCTACAAGTTACAAAATGCCGAGTTCAAGGCAATCTTCGTCCACTTGTGTTTTCAGTGTGGCACGGGCTGTTAGATAATCCTTATAAGCGGCAATTCTCGCTTTGGCTTCATCGGTTGTTTTAGCCCCTCCATACATGCCAAGATTAGCTGCATTGTACTCATTGACAAGTTTCTGTTCCTGATTGTTGTCCCATTTCTCCGTTATAACGGCTTCTGTTATCTTGTTTGAGGATAGTGGCGACCAAACGGTCACTTCTTCACATTGCCATTGTTCCTGCACTGAACTTTCATCCGTATCAGCGAGTTCGGTTGTCTCAGCGGCGGCGGGTTTTTCAACTTTCTGAATGTTGAAGCGGTAAACGTAACTTCCGTTTCCGACA